CGCCCTTGGACAGGACGTCCGGCAGTCCGGTCGTAATCGCATCAGTGACCGACGTGATGATCTGCGGCAACGCCTCGGTGAGCGTGGGAATCGCGCCGGTGATGCCGGTGATCACGTTCGTCAGGATCTCGCCGCCCTTGGACAGGATATCAGGAAGGCCATTCGTGATCGCGGTCGTTACAGACGTTACAATTTTCGGCGCGTCTTCTGCAAGTTTCGGCAGCGCTTTCAGGATTCCGTCGATGACGTTCTGAAGGATGTCCATACCGGCGTCGATAATCTTCGGCAGATTGTCGATCAGTGATGTCGAAATCTGTGTGATCATATCGACCGCCGCTGGGATCAGCTCGGGCAGCTGCTCGCCGATGCCGGTCGCCAGACCGGTCACCAGATCGACCGCCGAGGCGGTGAGCGTCGGGAGGTTATCGATCAGGAAGCCTGCGAGCGATCCGATTATATCCGTGGCCATCGTCGTCAGCGGTTCAACGTTCGACGTGACCGAATCAACGACGCCCTGCAGAAGATCCATCGCGGCGGGAAGAACATCCTCGACAAAACCCGGTAGTCCATCCGTGACCGTGGTGACCAGCGCCGTGACCGCCTCGGTGAGTACCGGCGCGAAATCCTCCAGCAGCGTCGTGAGCGTCTGCACGCCCGTGCTGAGCGCGGTCGCGATGCTCTCACCGATGACCTCGATGTCTTCCGGCTGGAAGCCGTCGTTCAGCGCGACAGCGATCTGGCTCATCGCGCCGGTGGCCGTGTCGACGAGCGGCTGGAACATCGGGATCAGCGAGGTGCCGATCGCCGTTTTGACCGCCTCGCCGGTCGCGGTGAACCGCTGCAGCGAATCGTCGAACGAGGACATCGCCGCCACGGCGTCCTCGGAGAACACCAGCCCCATCGACTCGGCCTCGTCGCCAAGGGCCTCCAGGCTCTCGCTGCCGGCCTCGATCAGCGGGTTGAGCTCCTGCGCGCTCTTGCCGAAGATCGCCATCGCCGCGGCGTCGCGCTCGGTCGGGTTCTCGATGCGGCCCAGCGCGTCGATTGCGTCGAGGAATACCTCCTCAGAGTCGCGCAGCTGGCCGTTGTTGTCGTAGATCGAGACGCCCAGGTCGTCGAACGCCTGCATCGCGGCGTCGGATCCGCCCGCGGCGGAGCCCATCTGCCGCGTCAGCCGCGCCATCGACCCGGTCATGACCTCGGTGGACACGTCGACGAATCGGCTTGCGTAGTTCCAGCGCTGCAGCGTGTCGGTCGAAATACCGGTCTGAGCGGAGAGCGTCTCCAGCTCGTCGGCGAACTCGCCGGCGCCCCGCGCGAGATTGAATCCGCCCGTGATCGCCTCGGCGGCGGCCCGGCCGACCGCGGCGAACGCCACGGCGACCGCCTCGGCCCCGGCCGCGAGGCCCGAGCCGATAACCCGCCCGACCTCGCCGAGCTTCTCGCCGAAGGTCGACGCGTCGCCGGAAGCGTCGTCCGCGCTGTCGCCCAGCTCGGAGACGGACTCCTCCAGCGTGTCGGCGTCGTCGGACGCGCCGTCCGCGCCTTCGCCCATCGCCTCGAGCGCCTCGGTCGTCGTGCTCAGCTGCGCGGAGCAGGTGTTCAGCGCCGTCTCGGCGTTCGCGACCTTGATGCGGTACTCGTCCGCCTCGGCGGAGTTCTCGCCGAACTCCTCTTTGGCCATCTCGAGCATTTCCTTGAGGAGCCGGACTTTCTCGGCGTGCGCCTCCTGCTGGGCCTGGAGGGCCTGCTGCTTCGCGGTCAGGGCCTCGACGCTGTCGGCGTTGCCGGCGAACGCGCTCTGCGTCGCGTTCATCTCGGCCTTCATCACGCGCAGCGAGCTGGCGATGCCGCTCAGCGCCTGCTTATAGGTTTGCTCGCCGTCGACACCGATCCGGGTCTTCAGCTCAAGCGACTTGGCCATGTTTCACTCCCCTTTTACAGAAAAAGGCCGACCTGTTACAGGCCGGTCCTTTCCAAAAGCGACAACGTTGTCGTTTTTCTCGTTCTCAAATTAGCGCTCTCAGCGGTTTATCCACCAGCAGCGCGCCGGTCACCTCGTCCAACTCGGCGCGCATGTCGGTGAGCACGCTGCGGACGTGTGTCGCCAGGCTCTTGATCATGTCGCTGTTGCCGTAGCCGTCCGCACCGTTTACGGCAAGCTCCAGCACGGCGTCGAACGCCTGCAGCTGACGGTCGATCTCTTCCAGCCTCTCAATGAGGATCGGATTACTTCCTTCCATTGTCCCGCTTCTCCTTTCCGTTCCCCTTGGAACAATTATAATATAAATGATTTCATTCACTTTGTCAATACAAAAATTCACTTATTCCTTGACTTTACGAATTTTAACATTGACAAAGCAAATGATTTCTTTTATAATTTCGGTCGGGAGGTGAAGCGATGGATATTGCGATGAAAATACGGTTGGCCGAAACGTATGCGGGTATCACTCAGGCAGAGCTTGCGAGACGTTTTGGCTGCAACTCGCAGCAGGCGTTCATTCAAAGAATGAAGACGGGGAAATTCACGTCAGCCGAATTGGAAAAGATTGCCGAAGCGCTCGGCGCTCAATTCGAATACGCCTTCGTTTTCCCGGATGGTACGAAGTTCTGAAACGCAGCCGGAAGATTGATCTTCCGGCTGTGCCTTTTCACGGCCTCGGGATGTAGTTCAGTCTGTGGCTCTGCGGTCTGGCCGCGGCTGCCCTGGATGAGCGCGCCGCCTCGACGCCGCGCCGCATTTCCTTTTGCAGCAGCACGATCGCGCGCGCGCTCATATCCCAGAACTCTGCGGCGCTGACGCCCAGATCCAGAGCGTGATACATGAGCCAGGCCCACGGGTAGGCCATATCCTCGGCCTGGCTGTTCAGTTTTTTGGCTGTTCGCCGTCCTGCTCCGGCAGCGAGCCGAACACGCCGTCCTTGATCGCGTCGCGCAGGAAATCGAGCGAGTCGTAGGTGAAGCTCGCCTCGAAATCGTCGTAGGTCATCGTGTTGCCGCCCGCGATCAGCGCGCCGTACACGATGGCCAGCAGCGCGCGGTGCTTGAATCGCGCCATCTCGCGCAGGATCTCCAGGTAGTTGACGTCGCGGCCGAACTGGTCGGCGTAGACGTCCTCGGCGATCCGCGCCGCGCGGTTGGAGAATACCAGGTCGTAGGTGCTCCCGCCGAGCGTCACCGTTTTCACGGGCGCGGAAAAGTCCTGTCCTCTCATGCGGGTTCAGCGGGGCGGGGGAACCGCCCCGCGCCTCCTCTCATCAGGTTGGGTAGTTGAAATTGACGATGTAGTTCCGCCTGTGCTCCGCGCTGTCCTGCGGATCGCGATATTTCACCGTGATGTTCAGCGAGCCGTCGTCGGATCCAGGGTATACCGTCTTACTGAACTTGACCGTGCCGGTCGTCGCATTATACACGCAGTTGAATCCCTTGATATTCAGCGTCGCACCTGGCCAGTTCGTCCCGACTGTCACTGTGTGAGTGCTGCCGGATTCGATCTCGCCGAGGCTGTATACGGTCTCGGCCGGGTCAAATGCTGGGTTTAGCTCAAGGCCGCCTATCGCCAGCTCAGACAGGCAGCCCCTTAAGGGGTCACTACCGCCTCGTAGACTTCCGTGAACCAGCTCGACAGCGTGGCGGCGGCGATGTCCGAGTCCTCGGAGTCGGCCACGACACCGATGCGGTTGTCGTGGATCCGGCGCTCGCAGCGGCCCTCGATCGTGGGGGTCTGGTACTCGATCTTGTCCGCGTCGGTCTTGCCGGAGATCGTCGGCTCGGTGAACTTCGCGCGGTAGAGCCACCAGTACTCCTTCTCGCCGTTGTCCTTGGTGCGGCACAGGCCCACAGCGCCCCAGACGGGATCGGCGTCGCCGTCCAGGATCTGGACGCCGTTGTCGTCGACGGTCCGGTTGAAGATGATCGCGGCGTTGTCAGGGCTGATCACGTCGGCGTTGAACTTGATGTCGTAGCGGTCGATGACGCGCTTGGCGCGCACCAGGCGGTTGCTCGCGTACAGCGAGCCCTCGCGGTACTGCGGCGTGACGGTGACCTCGATCGACTTGCCCAGCACGAACGGCGTGCCGTACGTCGGGGCCGCTTCAGCGGTGTCGGGCGTATTCATCTTAGCGAAATACACGTCCAGGATGCCGGTAAAGTAGCCGGCCTCGACCGGAGTCGTGGTGGTAGTGTTCTGCTGATTCTCGCTCATGGGTTACTCCTCCTTGTCAATGGTGTTGTAGCGCACGGTGATCGGTACGTGCCGGTAGCGCGTGTCGGCCTCGTAGTCCTCCGGGCCCCAGCTCGCGACCCGGAAGCCGCCCGCCTTCAGCAGGCCCAAAACGGTGTCGGTCAGCGCCTCGACGGGCGCTTGGGAGTAGATGTCGACCTGCAGCATGTGCTCGGCCCGCCGGCGCTCGCCGGACGAGTGCAGCGCGGGGGTCGCCAGGACCTCGAACCAGGCCACATAGGTGTCCGGGCGCTGTTTGACCGGCGCGTGCGCGTAGTAGCAGTCGAGCGGGCTGAGAGCCTGCTCCATGATCTCGTGAACGTTCATCTGATCACTCCTTGGTCAGCACCTCGGCCATCGCCTCGCCGATCGCGTCGGCGCCTTCCTCGACCGCGGGGCGCATCCACGGGCGGGCGGGCATGTTGCTGCGGCCGTACTCGAGGACGTAGCCGACTGTCTCGTAGCGCTCGCGCTTGCGGCCGTTCTTCTTGGTGCCGCTGGGAAAGACTTCGGCGTAGCAGCCGTCGGCCACGCTGCGCTGGACGTCGCCGGTCTTGATGTGGCCCTTCAGGCCGCCCGTGCGGACCGGGACGCGCTTCTCCATCTCGCTCACAGCCGCCTTCGCGCCGGCGAGCGCGGCCTCGGGGAGCCTCTCGCTCATGTCCCTGCCGTGCTCCTCGAACCCGCGGATCAGCTCGTCGATGCCGTTAACCTCAAATCGCGCCATAGGGCTGCTCCTCTCCCTGGAACAGGACGGCCTTGACGCGCATGAAGTCCCGCGCGGTATAGCCGAGGTGATTGATCTGCACGATCTGATACGGCGCGCCGCTGAA